AGCAACAAAGGATAGCCCAGCAACAGGCATATGAAGCCGAGCAACAAAGGATAGCCCAGCAACAGGCATATGAGCAAGAACAACAGCGCATAGCACAGCAACAGGCATATGAGCAAGAACAACAACGAATCGCTGAACAACAAGCCTATGATCAAGAAATGGCTAGGCAACAGCAAGCCTATGAAGCCGAACAACAACGCATAGCAGAACAACAAGCATACGAACAACAACGAATCGCTGAACAACAGGCTTATGAACAAGAACAAAATCGTATTGCCGCAGAAGAAGCAAATCGTTTAGAACAACAAAGATTGGTTAATGAGCAAGAGGCCATTAGACAAGAACAAATAGCACAAGCAGCCAGAGAAGAAGCCGCAAGACAAGAAGCCGCTAGAGTAGCAGCCGAACAAGCAAATGTAGCCAATACAACTACAACGACAAGTACAACAGATACAACAGATACAACAACAGGCGCAATAAGCCCAACAGATTTACAAGAATTAACTAATTTAAGCAGAGCAGATGCTACTAAAAGTGGAGATACAGTATTAACAACGCCAGGTGCTTTTGGTGAAACAGTTCCTCAAGCAGTCATTGACAATATGCCTGATAATTCTACAGTTGTTAGTAATATTGACGGCACATACACAGCATATGATCCAGCAACTAACTCTACAACAACATATAATAGTGATGGCACAAAATATAGAGATGTAGATGTTACAGTTCGTGATCCAGTTACTGGACAAATTACATCTACAACTGTTGGCGATCTTACTGATGGAACAGGCACAACAACCACTGATACAACGATAGGTGGTGTAGCAGGCTTAGGAACAAGCGATCCTACTGCTACCAAAACATCATTAACAGGTGGAGGTTCAACACCAACCGAATTTGAAAAACAACAAGGACTTGTTACAGATATAGGAGTTATTGGTACAGGTACTGCAAACACAACTACAACTACATCAGACCCTAATACTATCACATTGCCCGATGGTACAATTGTTCCAATTGTTGACATTTCAAACATAACTGGAAATACAACTGTAACAGGACCAGTAAGTCCTACTGATATCACAACTGATACAACAGGCGTCACAACAACCGCAGTAAATCCTAATGATACTACGCAAACTACTTCAAATGTTACATCAAATACATTTGATGGAACAACTAGTGTAACCACGAATAATGACGGTGGAACCACAATCACATTTGACGATGGTAGTACATTGACTATCAATAATGATGGTACTACTAGCACGACAAGTGCAATTGATATTACAGGTGGTGGAACTACTACGACTACTGGCGGCGGTACGACAACCACATTTGATGATGGTAGTACATTAACTATCAACAATGATGGAACAATTACTACAACAACTGCGACCGATACTACAGGTGGTGGTGAAACTACTACAACTACAAGTGGAGTAACAACTACTGGTGGCGAAACTGTCACGGGACCTGTAGTGCCTGGAGAGATCACAGTCACAACAACTACTGGAGAAGGTACTGGAACAGGTACAGGAACTAGCGTTGGTACAGGTGAGGGAACCGGTACTGGTACAGGAGTTGGTACAGGTCAAGGAACTGGCACAGGTACTGGTGAGGGAACCGGTACTGGTACAGGAGTTGGTACAGGTCAAGGAACTGGCACAGGTACTGGTGAGGGTACTGGTAGTGGAACAGGAACCGGTACTGGGGAAGGTACGGGAACAGGTTCAGGCACAGGAGCAGGAACTGGTGAAGGAACAGGGACAGGAACAGGATCAGTGGTTGGTCCCGTAAGTCCTACAGATATTATTGGAAATGGAACTGGAAATGGAACTGGAACAGGAACAAGCGAAGGCACAGGTACCGGCACTGGTACAGGTTCAGGCACTGGCACAGGCACTGGTGTTGGCACTGGAACTGGAACTGGAGAGGGGAGTGGAACCGGAAGTGGAACAGGGTCTGGAGAAGGCACTGGGTCGGGAACGGGTGAAGGCACCGGCGAAGGTACAGGTGAAGGGTCTGGAACAGGCTCTGGAACTGGTACTGGAAGTGGGACAGGAGAGGGAACAGGCACTGGCGAGGGTACTGGTACTGGCGAAGGAACTGGAACTGGCACTGGTACGGGCGAAGGAACAGGTACAGGAACTGGCAGTGGCACCGGAACAGGCAGTGGCACCGGAACAGGTGAAGGTACCGGTACTGGTACAGGCGAAGGTACAGGCACTGGAAGTGGGACAGGAACAGGAACAGGTACTGGGACAGGTACTGGGACGGGAACTGGGACAGGTACGGGTACAGGTACAGGGACAGGAACAGGTACTGGGACAGGTACAGGTGAGGGTACCGGATCGGGCACTGGCACAGGTGTTGGCACAGGAACGGGCACAGGTGTTGGCACAGGAACGGGCACAGGCACGGGAACGGGCACAAAGATAAAACTACAAATTCCGCGAGGATTAAATCCAGGATTTATTGCACCAACACCATTCTATAAGACTACTGATCCTGCTCAAGCACAGTATTATTATGGTACACATGCATATCAACCAGGACCAACTTTTGATCCTAACTTGTATAATTATCAACCAGCCGCGCCAGATACACCATTTGGATTACAAAGCGTTGGTCAACCATTGACAAGTCAGCAAATCATGGACTTGATTATGGGCAAGCAAATCACACAGCCAACTGTGACACCTGCTACTAAAGTTATACCAACTCCCCCAGGTAGCGCACCTATCAATCAATTACCGATTAGTGCGCCACAGTTGAGAGAGATACCTATGACTAGTGTACAACCAACTACAAGTGCTGAAACAGGCGTAACGAACGAACAGTTCCAACAAGTGAGCAAAGCGTTAGGTAATGATTGGTTGATTCGTCAACAAAAAGCCGCACAGACTGGTGATTGGGCAACTTATTATCAGATACAAGCACAAGTGTATGCAATACTGAATCCTGATACAGGTGGCGGTGGTTAAACTAGTGCTAAATATTAATAACCTTAAGGAAAACATATGAGTTTTGGAAAATCAAGTTCATATACAACACCACAACTAACACAAGAGCAAAAAGACCAGATTGCGGCTCAAACGGGCTTCTTTACTGGCACTATTGCTCCTACATATCAAGAAGCAGTTCGTGGTGCTACAGAACTATACAATGAAAACGCACCGGGTGTATTAAATGCCGCACAAAATCAAGCAGGTATCGCTCGTCAAGCACAAGATGTACTTGGTAGCACAGGCGAAAGCGCATTACGCACAGGTGTGACAGGATTACAAAGTATTTTTAATCCTAATTATGAAGCCAATCAGATTCAGGCTGCATTAGCACCTGCACAAGCACAGTTTCAGCAAAATATTGCAGGATTACGCAGTCAATTTGGGGGCGCTGGTAATTTAGGTAGTGCAAGACAAGCACTTGCAGAAAGACAATTAGCAGGTTCTGCACAAGCACAACAAGCAAGTACTGCCGCACAAATTCAAAAAGATGTTATGGCTCAACGATTGGCAGCAGGTCAAGCATTATCAGGAATTGGTCAAGGCGGATTGGGTCAAGCGATGGGAGCCGCAGGACAAGTTGTTACTGCCGCAATGACACCACAAGATTTGTTCAACAAATATGCAGGCGTTATTTTCGGTACGCCAAGTGCCGCATACAATCCTAACTTTGCTGGTACACAGGGTCAGAGTCAGACAGGTATGAACTTTGGCATCAAGATTTAAGGATTAGATAATGGCTTACCAATATACGGATTATTCAGGATACGGGAACGAAACTGATGAAGAGACACGCAGACGCAGGGCAAGTTTGTTTGCCGGCATGGCTGGTGGAATGCCAATTGGTGACATGGCTAGCCAATATTTAGGTAACAGATTAAACGAAGCAACACAGAATGTACAGTCGGCAGCAAATGTTGTAGCCAATCCTGAAGAGGAAATGCGTAAACGCATGAGTATGATTCAACAGCAGCCTACAACACAAGTTGCTGGTCCTGCTGTATTACCACAACAACCTGCACAGCAACCAACAATTAATCGTGCTGAACAAGCAGAACAACAAGAAAAGTTGCGTCAGGAAAGATTAAAAGCAGTTCAAGCACAGCAAGGTGCTCAAGGTATGACTGCCCAAAGTATTACGCCTGGCACATTACCTATATCTACACCACAGGCGCAACCAGCCATAGAACAACAACCACAATGGGCAAAAGATTTGATTAGCAGTCAAGGCAATCAAACTAAATTACATGCTTTTATTGGTAACGAGACATATCCTGAAGATCAAAGAAAATGGGCTGCAGGGCTGTTACAAAAGATGTACAAAGATGAAGCAGATAAAGATGATGCCAACGCATTGATTCAACGCTATGCCGCAGGTGATCCAAGTGCTATCAACACAGTCACAAAAGAATTGCGTAAGAAAAGTGAAGATGGTAGTTATCTAAAAGCATATTTGTTTAATCGTTTAGGTTTTACAGAATTAGCACAACAAGAACAGCAAAAACTTGGTGCTGGTAAGAAAGTTGGTCAAGCCAGCATTGATGGTAAACAATATACTGTAGAATATAGTGCGAGTGGCGCACCTCTTCGTGCTTGGAATGTGCGTGGCACAGAAGTTGGCGAAGATACACTTGCTAAGATTAGTGCAGGCGGATTAAGACCTGGCGCACAGATATTTGGTTTTACTGGTGAAGTTGGAATCGTTAAAGATCCAAGTACTGGTGAAAATGTTGAAGTTCGTCAAAGAACAAATAGTCAGACTGGTCAAGTTGAGAATGTTATTGTGACTGGACCCAACGCTGGCAAAATCTATACTGGTAGTGCAATACCACAAAGCAAATCTGTTAGTACAGCAATGGCTAAAATGGACTATCAGACTATCACAGCGTTACAACAACGACATGGTGGTAATGTATTAGATGCATTGAAAGAGTTTCAATCTATCAAGGGACCTCTCAATGATGCAGAGCGTGGACAATTCTTACAATTATATGGTTATGGTACAACTGTACCAGGTGGCGCAATGCCAGGTCAACCACAAATGGGCCAACCTAGTATGGGTGGTCAGCCAGCAATGGCTCAACCTCAGGTGCGCCCCACTACACAACCACAACCAACTGTTCAGACCCCTGCTAGACCTATGGCGGCACCAGTTACTCAACAGCCGCAAACGCCTGTTGCTCCAACTACAATGGCTGGTTCTAGACCAGCCGGCGTACCCTATGCCGGAGCAAGACCTTCAGGTGGATTAAATGCTCCAATTGGTCAATTACAAACACAACAAGCATTAGGTAAAACAGCAGGCGAAGCACAAATCGGTATCGCTAAGGAGCGTAGTCAAAGTTATAATGAATACTTAGATAAAGAACTTGCTCCTCAAGCAGAAAATGGTGGTACTGTTGTAAGTATTCGTAAACAACAATTTGGTATCTTTGATAGACCTGGCATTGACGCAAATAAACTATTTGGTTTATATAATGCCGCACAAGAAAGTCCTGGAGATCAAAAGTTAAGCATACTTCGTGATATTTTTGGTGGTGTGTTTAAGCCAGAAGCAGAAGTAAGTCAACGATTAGCGTTGTTAGGATTAACGCCGAATGAAAAATCAGCATTAATGGAATATAACATTGCTAATCAAAAGATCAACGCAGCCACATTAAAGCAAACAGCAGGCGCTGGATCAGTTAGTGATGCTGAACAAAAGGCTAACCGTGAGAGCAATGTGGACCCAACTAAGATACCTGCTCTTGGCGCATTTAACGCTATGGCTCAAAGTCAATTTGACGGAGACAGGGCAAGATATAAGGCTGATTGGGCATTAACACAGCCAGCACAAAACAGATTAGAATTAGACAAAGCATGGCGTAAAGAGGGTCAACGCTTAACTAAGATTTATGAAGATATGGCAAGAGAGCGTATCAAATTCATCAATCAAAATGGTTCAACATACAATGCTGTTAGAGAAGGATATCGTAGATACCCTGTGCCCGAATATGATCCTGAATCAGGTACATGGAAGAAAACTAAACCTCTCACACAAATATTAGGACGATAATATGGATCAAGATTTACAAAAGAAAATTGACGAAGCAAGAGCGAATGGTTATACTGATGAAGAAATTCAACAGTTTCTTGCTACAAAAAATCAATCTGTGCCATCTCAAGTGCCTATAGATAGAAGTGAGGAATATAAAGGTTTAGCACAAGGCATAGGATTAAATGTCGGCGGCGATATTTTATCAACAGGTGCTACGGCGGCGGCAGTAGGTGCCGGCGCTTATGGTGCTAAAAAAGCATATGATGCTTTAACAGCAAGTCGTGGAGCACAACAAGCCGCACAACAAGTTGGTCAACAAGCCGCACAACAAGTTGGTCAACAAGCCGCACAACAAGTTGGTCAACAAGCCGCAGCCAGGGCTACAGGTACAACGGGTCAACAAACATTTAGCCAAATGACAAAACAATTGACTGATCCTAAAATAGTTAATTTTCCTAAGCCTGTAGTACCTGAAGTTCCTGCTACATCAGGACCTGTTGCGCCACAAGCACAACTAGTTGGTCAACAAGCCGCACAACAAGGATACATGGATAAAGCCTCACAAATGGTTCGCCAAGTAGCCGCAAATAAAGCATTACAAAACATGGCAAAATTAGGCGGTGTTGCTAGTTTATCTTTGTTTAGTCCCGAATTAGGTCCAATGACCCCGCAAACAGGTAGAATGCGTGGCATGGAAATTAATCCAATGACAAGAAGACCTTGGACAAGAGAAGAAATACAACAATACGAACAATATCCAGAACGCTACGATGGCATGTTGGGCGTACAGCAGATGAGAAGATAAGGAAAAGAAATGACAACACTAGAACAACTAACACAAACATTCAATGACAACTTTGTTGCGTACTATCGCAGCCATGTTGCTCATGTAAACATCATTGGTCGTAATTTTTACAGCGACCATAAATTGTTACAAAAGATTTATGAAGATTTGCAAGATCAGATTGACAAAATCGCTGAACTATTAAGGACTATTGATGGTGTCATGCCTGAAGAGATACAAGATGTATTAAACAACAGCCATATTAGTACAGCAATATTGTTTGGAGACAGCGACACATTATTAACAGAGGTAAAAGATGATTTGGAACACCTTAAAGGAGAGTACGAAGAACTTATGGAAGTGGCTGAAACTGAAGGTCATGAAGAAATAGCCAACTATGCACAAGATAGAATTTTGGCGTTGGCTAAGTTCGTATGGATGTTAGATAGCACATTAAGTTAAATCACCTAAAGCACTATCAAGAACCAGAGGATTTTGTGATTTTCTAATCTGGGTATCAACTAATTGGCAGGAGTGGCTTGTGTTGTGCTTATTCTTTTTAATGCGTAACTTCCACGAACATCATAACCATGTTTTTCGTGCAATCGTAAGAAAGCAGTTTGGTCTTTACGCATAGTTGTGCTACAAATGATAGGAACTTGACAATATGAAGCGAACTTTTCCCACATTACTAACATATCTTTTATTAATTGGATTCTTAATTTTGTGGACAACTGTAAGTCAAGATGAGCCATGCGAATTACAATCATCTCATTATCAGACCATGGCGCTCTTTCCCCACGACATGCCCAAGTGTACGCTAGTAGTTGATTTTCGTCATTTACAGCAACAGATATTAGATTACTGAGAGGATTATAAAATTGATTTACTATTGCTAGTGTGATATTATGACTATAGACAGCAGGTTCGGGTACAAAAATACTGTCAATCTCTATTTGAAAGTGTTGTTCAGCCATGTTGACGATATTGACAACATCTGTCCCAACAGCGGGTCTCCAAGTGTAGTTCATTGCTATGCCTCAAAATAGTATTTAATAAAGGATATAAATATGAATATGAATTCTATAGAACCAGTCAAGAAAAAAGGTAAGGGTGGCGCAAGACCAGGCGCAGGGCGTAAACCAGGCGTAAAAAGTCTAGTCACTATTGAAAGTTTATTGACTTCCCTAGAAAACAAAAGTAATGGTAAACCATATGAAGAGATGCTGATTGAAGATTTCTTCAAAGCAAGAATGGGCGGAGACAGCCAACTCATCATCAAATATCACAATTTGATATTGAACAAAGTCTTACACACATTAAATCGTGTTGAAGTAAACGATAGCCAAGATGTTATTGACGCAAAGCAAAAAGCGTTTAGCGATGCACTAGCAAAACTTATCGGTAAGAAGGATGAATAAATACAATTATGCCATTAATCAAAAGTAAAAGTAAAGAAGCATTCGGTAAGAATGTCAAAAAAGAAATGAAAGCAGGTAAGCCACAAAAGCAAGCCGTTGCAATCGCTTATGCTGTACAAAAAGGTGCTGGTAAAAAGGCAAAGAAAAAATGAGTAAGAATGTTAAACTTAGCGTTGGACGAGGCGAGAAATTACCTGTCAGTAAGGGCGCAGGTTTAACAGCAAAAGGTCGTGCAAAATACAATCGTGAAACTGGTAGCAAATTAAAAGCACCAACTAAAGATAGTACTAATCCACGACATAAAAGTTTTTGTGCTAGAAGCAAGTCTTGGACGGGTGAACGAGGTAAGGCTGCTAGAGCAAGATGGGGATGTAAATGAAAAACGGATTATATGCAAACATACACGCCAAGCGTGAACGAATCAAAGCAGGCTCAGGCGAGCGTATGCGTAAGCCAGGATCTAAAGGCGCACCAACAGCGGCCGCCTTCAGACAATCAGCAAAGACCGCTAAAAAACCAAAAGGAAAATCAAAATGAAAAAAGGCGATGGAATTTTCTACGCAGAGGGTCCTGGCTTTAGTCGTGGATCTGACAAGTTTAGTCACAATCAATGGGGCGGTAAACAAAACCCTAATAAGTTGATCAATGAAGGTCGTGGCCCTACTAAAGGTAATAATGACCACAAGCCAATGAATGTTGGCCCATCAGCAACTAAAGATGGTTATCGTCCAGTACCAATGTGTCACGAACCAAAGGTACAACAAGGTAAAGAGATGTTCACAGGACATACTCAAGTTCGTAATCCTAGTGGAACTCGTAGTTGGGATCCACAAAAAGGTCAGAACTACAAAGGCAATCCTGACAAGATCAATGTCAGTGGATACAGCATGGGTGATGGTAAAGTTGTTAAAGGCAGTCGTCCTGTAGCAGCCGGTCAAACTGATGGTATCAACTATGGTCCTAAGAAACAATACTAATAGGAGATAGTTATGACAGTATATTCAGTATCAGGCCCAACCTTAACATTAACAGGTAATGGGGCAAACAATACAGGTAATTTATTAGTTACTGATTGCTTTAATCCTATTACTGGAACAGCAGGCCCAGTTATAGTTAAAATAAACAATAGTAGTAATAGTGCTGTTGCTACTGTACAATGGGGAGACGGCACAGTTCCAACTTATACATTTTCTAATGTAAGTGGCACAGCAAGTGGAAGTGGAGCAAATGCTAAATTTAACTTTACAGTAACTAACGCAGGCTATAGTGCTACAATTGCTAACACAGGCGTTGGCTATATTCCTACAGAAACAATTACTGTTGCCGGAGCAAGTTTAGGAGGTGTCACACCTACTAATAATGCTACTGTTACAGTTAGTACAGCAAATGTATTAAATGCAGTTAATACATTAGATAATGCAAGTTTAGTTCCTGGCACAGGTTATAGTAATGCAACTGGTGTTGCTACTACAGCCAGTGGTAGTGGTACAGGCTTGACAGTAGATATTACTCAAACAGGTGGTGCGATTGACACTGTTGTTGCAAATGCCAAAGGTCAAAGTTATACTATTGGTGAAACTATTACTATTACAGGTGGTGGTGGTAACGCAACTATTGATGTATTAACGGTTACTCCAGGTGGACAAATACTTACAATTGCAGTAACAGGAACAAGAGTTTGGCCTCAAACATCAATACAACAAACAGTAGTGTTACCGAACAGTACTGATTTTGTTCAAGTAAACGGACAATTAGCATTAGACAGTTTCTTTATTGGAAATTGCGCTAGTGGAAATATGTTTATTACCCCTGTACAAATTTTAGGATAAAAATAAAATGTTAAACACAAAAAATATGCAAGCCAAAGAAATTAACCAAAAGCGTGGTCCTCAGACAGGTAACGCTGGTAACAAAGAAAAGCGTGATGCTTTTATGAGTGAAAAGAACACACGCAGTAGCGAAAAGGCACAACTTGCTAACATGATTACAGATGCATTAGAAATGCGTGGTCGTGGTCAAGCAGGCAAAATCAATCCTGCATTAGAAAGTCTACATGACAAAACTAATGTAGGTCGCGGCCCCACAAAAGGTAACGCAGGCAAGCGCAATAGCACTATGGGTAAAAAAGGTGCTAATGGCGCAACTTCTGGCTATTGATATTACAGGGGTATAAATACCCTTGTAACATTTTTTATTGAAAGGAAAAGTTATGAATAGAAAAACAAGTAATGAGCCATCTCCATGGGACAATGATGTCGTTGTAGAAAACGCAGTTGAACCCATTCCTGATTTAGTAGAAGAAGTCAAAAAGTCTAAATCAAAATCTAAAAAGCAAGAAATAGAAACATCAGCATTAACACACCCTGAATTTGATATTGAGGGCTTAATGACTGACTTTCCTACGGCTACAGAACTTGAGCGTTTTGTATATGACCAAACAGGTATCGTATTGAACCTAAAAGGTCGTGCTAACAAACTCAAGTATCAAATTGCTATGGATGTACTAAATGGCGTACAAGTTGATGGTAAATTTGTCGGGGAAGATAATCCTTATATTGACAAAACTGAAATGGTACCAGTTGATCCAATCAAAGAAGTACCAGAACGCAGTAGATTATTACCTGACCGTAGTGAAGTACAGAACATTTTCTATGTGCCTACTTTCCCACATCCAGATGAGGAAGCAAGAGCAAAAGATATGAAGTGCCATATGTTGTTTAGAAAATACAAAAATGGTATGATTAGTTATGAGATTCTTGGCCCATTAAATCAAAAGCCAGTTGGTGAAAAGATTGACAAATTTGGTCGTACCCGTCCAGAGGTAATCAAATGGTATGATCCAAGAAGTGGTGAGCAAATCGTACAGCGTGAAGATGGAAGTTTTACTCCTGTCGGCAAACGACTTCGTGCAACTATGCAAACATATCGTGTCAACAAAAGCAATCAGTGGGATGTATGGGTAGACCGTGAATTCGTCACATTGAATGACAGCGTTGCACACAATCCATGGGACTTGACAAAATGAACGACAGAGACCAAGAAATTAAAAGGGCTACAGAAGCCGCACGATATAACGACACACTAATCTTGCAAAAGATTAATGCTAGCCATCGTATTGCTTTTAGCGAAAAGTTTCCTGGTCAAGTTGAACACATATTACGCTTACTAACCGAACGATTACAGAACGGATTAGATAAGCGTGATAATGTAGTGTTAGATGATGTTACTACATGGAAACTAACGCCTAATGAATTATATGAACTAAGTGACGCAGTTTATAAAATCTATCTTATAAGAGAAGGTCTTAAAACAGATGTTATCCCCAGACATATTAATGAATAGGGCGTTACGCTATGTTGTTGACAATAACCAACTAACTATTGACGCATTAAAGACTATACCAGGTCCATTAAAAAATCAATTGCAAGATTTGGCAATAAACATTGCTGATGACATGCGTTATAATCAACTGAAATACTTTCGTCCCTTTGCACATCAACATAGATTCTTTCAAACAGGAACTTCAGAACGCAGAGGTATACTTGCGGCTAACCGAATTGGAAAGACCGTTAGTACATGTTTTGAGACTGCCTACCATCTTACAGGATTATATCCTGATTGGTGGCAAGGCCATCGTTTTGAAGGCGCCATCACAGCAATGGTCGCAGGCGAAGGATGGAGCCAAGTAGCATTAGTATTGCAAAATGAATTGTTAGGCTCGCAAGATGTTAAACTCACAGAAAATCTTGGCACCGGTGCTATACCCCGTGATTGTATTATTATTGATACTATGCGTAATGATGGTGCTAATTGTATCGGTGTTGAAATCAAGCACAAGTCAGGTGGTAAAAGTTATCTATTATTTGCTAACTATACTCAAGAAGTCAGACAACTCCAAGGTTTCAAACTTAATCTGGCGGTGTTTGACGAGCAGCCACCAGATGATTTCTTTTCAGAAATCGTTACTCGTACTGCAACAACTCAAGGTAAGGTTCTTTGTTCGTTCACACCATTAAAAGGACTGAATGGTCTTGTAAGTAAGTTTTGGAATCGTGAAACTGGATATGAATATATTCGTGTGAGTTGGGATGATGTTCCCGAATATGATCCATGGGGCATGCCATTTCTATTAAATGAAACACGCAGACAATTAGAGCGTGATTACTTACCACATGAGCGTGAGGCTCGTATCGCAGGTAAACCTGTCATGGGTAAGGGTGCTGTGTTCCAAATCAAGAACTGGCCTACATATAAAACTGGTGATATAGATTTTAATAATATGAAAACTATACATCGTGTGATTAGCCTAGATTTAGGTCTAGTTAATGACAAAACAGTTATCAGTTTGATATATTGGGAACCATATGAAAGAACAGCATATCTTCACAGGCAAATCGTGGTACAAGGTATTGAAGAGGCTGTGCCAACACAATACATCAATCATTTGCTCAGACCTGAAGTTTTCGGAACGCCAATCGTACTACCAGCAGATGCAAATACAAGTGGACGCTATACAATGTCGGCTAGTAGTATCCGTGAATTATTTGAACAATACGAGTTAAATGTTTATGAAAAGCCAATTATGAATCCGCCTGACAGTCAAGGTCGTATCACTAATCACAAGAGTTATGGCATCAACCAAATGCGTCAGATGTTAGAAGTGGGCACATTGATGATTAACGAAAACTGTACACAATTCTTAAGCGAAGCACAAAACTACTATGTTGATCCACAAGGTCGTTTTAGTGATCCAGACGATTGCATTGATAGTTGTCGTTATGGTATTCTTGCTTGTTTGCAAGATATCGCTGAACCTTGGGACAATCGCAGTAATCGTCAAAGAATGATGGCACAAAGAGATAGGTATATCAAGCCTGATGATAGCAATAAACCTGCATGGAAGAAAACATATGCAACAAACTGATGATACAATTGAACCTATGTATTTTACAATGGTAGCGAACAAAAGTCCAACTATCATGTGTGAAAGACATGCACAAGCGTTTGAGATTATGATGATGCAACATGAGATACCACATACTATCTATGAAATGGATGAAAGTGAAGAACATGAGTGTCAAGCATGTAATCTCAAAGATACAGTAGATGAAATGACTAGACCTAAAATCATTTTGCCAGGAGATTACCATTGAGTTACATAGTATCAGCATTACCACCAATCAAATGCTTTGTAAAACGTGAGTTTTTATATAACTTTCAAAAGGGACACGGAGAACTAGAACCTGCAATATGGGTCAGTCTAAAAGCATTACGTGGACAAGTGTTTCGTATTGAAAGTTTGTTACCTAATTATGGCGCATTATATGACAAACTACCTATACACGCTTATGTATGGAAAAAAGACCACACAGGAACATTGCCTATTGATATGTTACAATTATGGGACTGTATGGGCTATCGTTTTACAATTATTGAAAAGATAGGATTACGCAATCTAGGTGTAAAGTTTTTAGGCAAAGACAAACAATGGCATTATGGTAACTATTTGTTTACAGTAGATTTTTGTAGTGAAGGTATGGATGTAGATACAGGCTTTACTGAAGTTGCAGAAGAACACAAATCGTTTAATTTTATTAAGTTAGAGAATGGACAATTCGCTTGTCAGCCTAACAATCGTTGTTTGTGGTACGATCAAAGTTTAATTCCTAGTGAAACTAAGTTTCCTGATTTTCAAGCGGCTCAACATCTATGGACAGTAGATGGCACACGCAAATGGACTGCTGGCGATGATTGGTTTTATAACATTGAAGAAAGAAAGTCTTAATGACACAGAAGAATAGCCTTTGACTAAATACTCTATACTAAAGGTAAAAGCCCCACTATGTTAGATATCAAAAATATACCTATTGAAAACATCAATCAAAACAAGGGCATTAATGCTCGTTTTGTGCGAATGAAAAATCTTATGGATGTCAAAATGGCATCCTATCTACGCTATTTGGGCACGAAAAATGCTGTTAATAGAGCAAGCGATTACCATTATCTTTGTCTTGCTGTTACTGACAGTACCGCACCCGTAAATGGTATTGACTATATACACCCTAGCGTAAAACCTGTAGTTGACTATGCTACAGCAGTTATCGCTAAAGGATTGATGCCAAATGGCGAAATCAACTTTGAGTTCGTTAGCGATGGCGAAGATGATGAAATAGCCGCAAGACAAGCAACTGATATGGTTAGCAAAGTCGTTAACCAAATGAATGACCCACACTTTATATTAGAACGCTGGATCATGGACGCTACAATGCACAAGAACGGCATGATGATGATTAAACCCGTTCGTGAACAAATCACACGCTATGTAGAGATACAAGGCACCAACGACCAATTACTAGCATTTGAAGCACAAGCACAAAATAGCGGCTTGTCAGTAAATCGTCAAAGCAAAAGAAAAACAAATGTTGACATGGAAAATGTCATGGCTGAAGTTACTCAATTATTGGGTAGTGAAAAGCAAACTATGATGCGTGATTTCATTGAAACTCACATCGCAGGTTTACAAGAAAATCCTGACGATGCTAACATGGAAAATACCATGATGAGTCAAATGATGATGCGTCAAGAAACCGCTATGACTGAACAGCAGGTATTAGATGACGCAATCAATCGCAATACAATTTATACTGCGAAATACAAACTAACTGGCTATAACTTAAACATCAAATTCCATCCAATCGCACAACATTATTGGATCTGTGATCCTACTGTGCCTGAGATGAGGGATCAACCATTCTGTGGTTATTATGATCCTATGACTATCCAAGAAGCGACTGAGTTATATCCAGGCATCAATTTAGAAGAATTTGAACGCCACGCAGAATATAACATGAACGGCGCATATCAAGCAGGTTCAGTATTAAACAACTTAGCGATTCACGCAAGAGATAGCGTACCTGTCATGGGCATTCCTGTCAGTAGTGCAAGTAGCGCAGACCCAGATAGTCGTCAAATATCAGTTGTTACTGTTTGGAACAAGTATGACATTGATGGTGATGGAGAACTCGAACTAGTAGAATTAATTTATAGTGGTAGTTACATCATTAGTGCTAGAGAAGTAGAGTATATCCCAGTTGCTAATATGTGTCCTAAGCCACTGCCAGGCAACTTCTATGGTATGAGTATTGCTGAATCAGTAATACCTATGCAAGAATATAACACAAGTGCCGCCCGTGCCGAGATACAATTAGGACTGTTAACTGCTACACCAAGAATCGGTGTGAAGCCTGATAGATTAGACTTTGAGATGTTACAAGATGGAGAGGCTGCTATCTTTATTTTAGATAGTAAGTTTGACCCACAAAAGGACATTTACCAATTGCCTCCTCCAAGTGGAAATTTACAGTTCTTGGAAGTTGCTATGAATCGCATACAACAAGATACAATGGCTATGGTTGGTATGACTACTCCTGCTGATGTATTCAATCCTGAAGTCATGGCACCTGGAAACAGCGGCATCAAATTACAATTGGCATTAAGTCCTAATCAAATCATCCAAGACAATACTGTTCGCAATAGTGCTGAAGGTCTAAAAGAAGCATTATGGTTAGTATGGCGCACATTGATTCAATATGGTGATGATTATGGTGTCAAGAAATTGGCACAAAACTACCACCCAGACAAGCAATCTGAGTTCTTAGACTTCTTGGCATGGGACGATATGAATTTCTGTGATAGAAAGCAAATCAATTTGGAACTAGCACTTGGTATGATGAGTGAAGAAAACCAATTGGCTCGCTTACAGATTATCCAGAAATGTCAGAGCGAACTATATCAAACGATACAAGGTATGGTTGCACAAAACACATTGACACCTGAGATTTTCAAGAAGGTCAAAAAGCCATTCGCTGACACATTATATGTGTTAGGCGTTAAAGATTGCGACACTTACTTGCCTAGCGATGATGAGGTTATGTCTATGATTGAACAGGCAAAAGAAGCAATGAAGAACAAGCAACCAAGTCCTGAAGAACAAAAGGATGTGGCAAGCGCCCAACTTGATAATGCTAAGGCACAACAAATCATGGCTGAACTAAGCGGAGAAGATGCTGAAACAACTTTAGATTACATGGCAATAGCCACCGGCAACCCTAAAGTTTATTCGTAAAATAAATGTATAAATAAGGAATAGAAATGATTAGTGAAGATACAATTGAGCATTATAACAATAGGTTGAATGTTGACTTAAACAATGTTAAAAATATGACAGCGACCCAAAAGGATCGTGTCAGACATTATGGTAGTCAAGCAGAAAACCTATTGAAGAATAAAGATTTTGCTATGTTTGTCCATCATTATAAATTTGAATTAGCAGATAATATCGCTAGTTTACGTG